AAAGTCGTTGTCTCCTTTCCATTTATTAATGGTTGCAAAACCAGTTCCGTTTTTTCTGGCTTTGCATTCAGCGATAAACTTCTTTCCAGCCACTCTAATGTCCACATCACCGGAAAAGTTACCACCAGCAGCACCCGATAAAGGCACGCGAGCAGCATCGATATGATTCTCCTTAAGACGGTTGACGATGTTCCGCTCAACCCTCGCACCTTTGTCACGACTGAATTTTCCGATTGTTTTTCTCCTTTATGATGATGTCGCATTGTAATGCGTCAACCCAACAGAAAAAAAGGAACGAGGACGGCTTGCGCAGTCCAGTTTCCCATTTTCCAATAAGCCCGTCAGCTATTCCAATCTTTTCGCAGAGTTGGTTTTGAGTATAGCCTAGATGTTTACGCCGAGCAGTAAGCTGCGCAATGAGTTCTACTGCGAATCTGGTCAATTGAGGCTCCCAGTGAAACGGTGGCATAGCTACCTTGCATACGTTAGCATGTAGTTCATTACCACAGATGCTTGCTTCTCTCTTGGGTGTGTTGTGCCATTTTGCCAACGGTAGAATGTTGTATCAGACACTCCAGAATCGATGCAGGCTTCACGAAGTTCCCAGCCAGTAGACTCGGCTGTTTCTTGCAATTGCTGTAAGTATGTATGTAACATTGTTTACTTATAGCTGCGTTATTGCAGGAATACAACAAGTATTCTGACTGGGATGTTTTTAGTCTTTGATTTTAGGACGTTCTTCGGCTTCAACGTCCATGCTATCAAAGCTGATAGTCTTTATTTCTTTATTGTGCTGAAAGTGCCAATAAATCTCGCTGTTGTCATCATCTTTAACATCAATATAGGCGTCATTTGCTGCGCGGTAGGCATCGAGGAAGCTTATCGCAAGTTCGATGTTTTCTTGCGAACGCTCTGCGATATATTTGGTGTACCCGAATTTTAGAATGATGTAATTTTTGGTCATGCGGCTATCCTTTCTAATCGTTTCCAATGGTCTGAGTTGAGCATCGAGGCAACTTTGCTTTCGCGTGTACGCTCGACATTGTGTACTTGGCCTTTGGTTTCTCCTACATGGGTAGACCAAGCTGTTGCGGCGTTATATACGCCCCAAAGATTTCCACCAACTTCACGGTAGTTGTCGGTGATTAAATCATCTAATCTTTCCATAGTTCTAACAGAGTGGTTAAAGTATTCTTCGTTTACCTTTACGGATTTAGGTGCAAAGGCGATTGTCTTGGAGAACAGTTGCTTTGCTTCGTCGTGTGAAACGGCTGTGTTGTGCCAATGTATAAACTTTGTTTCATCTTGGTTAAAAGCTTCTAGCATATTTGTCATTGAACTAATCATTTGAGCAGTTTTTTCGTCACTGCCAATTGATTTTGTATGCTTTGCGTAAAACGCTAGTTGAAATGCAGAGCTAGTACAGCCATTTAAGCACCAAAGCCTGAAGGCATCGAGTGTAGCTTTACGTCCCCATGATCCATCGTAAGAATCCCAATCTCTCATGCGTAAGTGCATGATATCGCCAATGGCAGGGATTGTAATGTTATGGTTAGGGAATTTGACATCAAGGCGCATCTTTCGTCCTCCGTCAAATATCTCAAAGTTAATAGGTTTCATGTTTGATGTGTCGAGATTGTCTTGGTTGGACATCTCTTTTAAAGCTTCTACAACCTGTTTAGCGTGTGTGCTGTACCCATCATGGTTATATGAGATTGTATGGACTCCAAGAGTGCGATTATTGTCTGCACGCCTATATTCATAGAGGTTTTCAATTGGTTTGTAATCTGGTTCTACGCCCCATTCAGATAAACGCTGTGAGTATACAGGTTGTTTGATGACTTCGAAATCAATGTTAGACATATCAATATTATCAAGAGCATGTTGTGTTGTGGGGATAAAGTTCATAATATGTTTCTCTCTTTCAGTGGTTGTGGTATGTAGTAGTTGGTTATCTTTCAGTGTGGGCGGTGTGGATTGGTCTCTGCATCGCCCTTTGACTTATAATTAAACCCATAAAACATAAGCTTTAGCTTCTTTTAACGTTCTATGAAATGTTACTGCACCGTTATGGTGTTGTGCCATCCATCTCCTTTTCTCAACTCTGCTGATAATTCGCATTTTCTCGTAATATGTTTGTCTCTTTTCTTTGGGCTCCATTTAGCTCTCCTATGCTATGATATTTACTTTGGGAATCACTGTGCATTTTTCCATGACAATTGTTACTTTTTCATCTGGAAATTCTGAGTATAGAATAAGTGCGGCTGTAGTTGCATTTTTCATAGTGACATGACCGCAGGTTAGTATGTCTCTTTTATTGCTGGGTAATTTCTGTACTTTGGTATTAACCCAGTTGAATTCCATGTATTGACACCAAGCAATATTATTCATTGTTAAATGGTATTTATGAGACATGGTATTGCTCCATTTGTGCATCTACTCTTCTCTATAGCGTTCAGATATTTGTCCTGATATGCGTATAGCAACAAGTACGCTAATTGGTATGAGCAGGAAGATAACGCCTACTCCTAGTGTAACACCAAAAGCTATTAAGATAAAGGCTATTACTGCAGTAGTGCAGAAATAAGTTATCCAGAAGGAGCCTAAACGGAAGGCAGCATAGTGCCACCAGTGTAGGTTTGGTATAGCGCCAGTTGCGCGTGTGAAGAATGTTTTGATTTTACTCATCTCATAACTCCGTCCATTGGGCGTGGGCCAGTCTTCCAGCCTTTGCGTGTTAATATATCGTAGCCGATAGTTCTTTTCATTACAAAAAGGATAAAGGATATAATAGCGCCTGTTACCAGTGCGACCATCATACCTGAGAACGTCCCAAATAGGACGAATGATAGAAACAGGGTTGCTCCCGTGTCTATCAAGATATCAAATGCAAGGACATGACGTATGTTCCCGAATTTAAATACGAGGAATAGTATAGCTGCGCTTGCAAACAAGGCGCCGAATATGATCTCTAGCATGTTATCTCCTATTGTTGATTATCATCGTGGTCTTTGTCGTCTTTGTCTGATTTGATTGTAGATTGTTCCTCTTGATATTGTTGTTGATTAATTTCCTCATGTTGTTTTAGCATGATTTCATAGTGATAGTGATTTTTGACTTTACCCATTGTGTCTCCTAGTTGCGCTTGTGAGCGCTGTTAGCGATCATAAAAAAAAGGCAGAGAGACTGTGCGTTTCAACACAATCTCTCTGCGAGTTTAGGGAGGAGTAATTACTTACGTGTTTGTAGTTTCATGCTTTTCAGCACACGGGCTGATTCAAGGCGTGCTGCGCTCAAGATATTAATTTCTTCTTTTGCAGGCGCTCCACCGTGCCAGCTTAAGCCCGTTACGTGATGGTATGCTTGCTCAAAAGCAGGTACTACGAGTTTGTCGTGAACCTTGCCTTGAAGTTTTAAATCATTCACCACATTGAGTTTGTCTTCAATGTCTTCCTCAGTTATATGTGGCGATGTTTGCATACGGTTAAGCTGTTGTCCTGCATACATGGTGTCTTTTGTAAGGTCTCCTTTCATGTATTTTGTGATGGCTCCGAATTTCTTCGCTATCCTCACGGTGCGTGTTTCTTCTCCGTAGTTGTTTGTCTGCATTTCGTCAGGGATTACTCCGTCTTCCCCTACACGTTGGATGGTTTCAATTATTTCAATGAATAATGCAGTTAGATGTTTTACTTCGCCGTTATCTACATTGGCGTCATCAGGATGAAACATTGTTTTAAATGCTTCAGTAGATTGCAATTTAGCTTCAGCGTGCTCCTGCTGTTGCTCGCGTGCTTCGTCAGTGTTTTCAGTAACATCTTCGTAGGCACTTGAGATTGAGTTGGTCATGGTATTTTCCTTTTCAGTGGTGGGTTGGTTATTTAATTTAATCGATATATCCATCTCATTATCATCTATATCGAATGGACATTCATTTGTTTGTTCATTTAGTTCTTTGTTCCTTTCATAAATTTCAGTTAGTGATTTACTCATAAGAATTGGCATTTGTTTACACTCCCGGTATATAGATAATGGTTAAGATAATTGCTGCAAGCAGCGCGAGATTGTCGATAGTGAATACTTTCATGTTGTCTACTCCTATGATGCGTAAATTGATGAGATTTCAAAGCGGCGTTCAGCCTGTGACTCGTCGTAGAGAGTCTCAAGCTGCGCTTCTAATTCGCTAATTGTTACATACTCATTTGATGGAATGCCTATTAAGTCGCAGAACTCCTGCTCCAACAGTGCATCCTTTAGTTGAGTTTCAAGTGTTGTGATCTGGTTGTTCAATAAAGTCATGGTCTAGTTTCCTTTTCAGTGTTGGGTTGATTAAAATATTTGGCCTTCATCGCGTCGCTTCATCATCCAGCGTATAAGCATAACAACTGGAAGCCCGACAAACGCCAGATTCAAAACGATTGTCGCTATGGCAGCTTCAAAGCCGAAGACCCAAATGGATGTCAGGGTTAAGCCCCAGAACAAAACACTTGGTAGTGACCTCGTGAAGCGGTCAAATCGTGAGCAAACCTCAATGCCTGCTTCTTTAAGGTCTGTGCTATACTCAGCTTTTGATTTCATACGTAATGTCATAATAAGTACTCCTAACATCTCAACTAGAAACGCTATCGCTTCTTTCTCTGGATGTGAGGCGCACAAAACGCAGGTTGGCGCTAGAAGGCTAGCGACTGAACCGCAGCCTCTTGGCTAGGTGAGGAGTCTGCCGTAAGTCAATACCGCCACTTGGCGCCAGCTTGCCTGGACTTAAAACTGCACACGATATCAAACTCTAGCGACACTGCGATTAGCTCTTGTCGCACCTCAAGTAACATGAGCCGCGCAGACCCACGCGGAACTCTTGTGAGCATGGGGAGCACGGTGACATCCTCCAAGATATAAGCCTGTGTCTGTGTGCTGTTTTACGGGTTATTGACTTTCTGGCTCCTGTGTTACAAGCGCAACACAACCATCCAGAGAGAGAGATAATTCAAGAGCGCACAACAAGGGGTCGTCTCGTCGCGCTCCAGCGCGTTGCCCCTTGGCGCCACATTAGTTATATGGCACATCAGTAGCTAAGATGTCTCATTAGAAAGATCGACTGCACTGCATTTGGTGAAGTGTCACGATACGTGCCTACGGCACGGAGCGATCAGCGTACTAAATACCCTCAACTTGCAGTGAGGAGATACTCTACAATGATACATGATTACATCATGGAGCATGAAAGCCTCTGCTGGTGGTACAGTGTGTTCAGAAGGCTCTTTTGTTTTAGGGCAGCGACCACTTGGGAGCGCTCTCTTTGGTTCGGTGTTTTATTGAGCCGCAATGTAAGAGATGGGCAACACTCTTGCAAAAGGGACTGAAACATCAACGGCTTACTAATGTGCATTGACAGAAAAAAAGGGTACAGTACTCTTACTACCAGTAATCACCTATGAATAGGAACACAGCAGCTAATGAATTCCACTATCGTAACACAGAAACAATCGATGGATCTTGCAGCAGAGTCGCTAACAGATAAACAGAAGCTTCTTGTTGACAACATGTTCTTACCGGGAATGACCCAGGAACAAGCAGCAGTAAATGCAGGTTACACCAAGCATAGCGCAGCAAGTGCAGCAAGCAGAAACCTCAAGCTACCTCACGTTCAGGAGTATATGAATGCCTGTGTACAGGATGCTATACAGAGCCATAGTATAAGAGCGTTGGCGGCAGTGGTGCACATAAGCGAACACGCAAGAGGTGATAAGACCAAGCTTGAAGCAGCACAGGATCTACTAGATAGGGCAGGGCATAAGCCAGTAGAGAAGCAGCAGGTAGCCATCAGAGGTGAGATGAACGTAAGCATTAACTTAGGTTAAGGAGGGGGGCCTTTAAACTGGGCGGGAATATCTACGTAAAAGTCCTTCACACGTAGAATATCTCTCAAAAGTATTCCACTCTATTGCAGTCTTTTGGTGAATGCTGTAGGCTAAATATTATTTTGTAGTATATTTAGGAGTATTTGCACTTGTCCTTTTTACATACATTGTCACCTGAAGACCTTTCTGTTTTAAGGACTGTAGTCCGGCATGTACATTTTCAGTATTATCCTGATGATCTGAAGTATTCCGAGAGGGAGGCTGATAAGTTGATTGATTCCTTTGGTGAAGAGACGATACAGAAGCTTTTAAAGCAGGCTGTAGACTCAAAGGTTATGGAGTCGTGACTCGTAAGGATCATGAGTATGAAATCGAATGGGATGATACTTATCAAGATTATTCCGTAAGAAGGTTATTGGACGGCACGATATTTTCTGTTACTGCTAATGCCCTTGCAGTCATTACTGATTCGGAGTATCGCAAGGCAGTTGAAGCTACTAACCGGCATTTAAAAAGGCAGATGCACTGATGATAATTGATTGGTAGACTTTAATTATTCACCTGATGGGCAGACTATTAAGGACTTTTTTGCGTCTAAGGCTTTTGTTCGTGGCGTTAGAGGGCCAGTAGGTTCTGGAAAGAGTGTCGCCAACTGCGTTGAGATATTTAGGCGTGCCTGTGAGCAAGAGCGTGCTCCAGATGGTCTACGTTACACTAAATGGGCGATCATACGGAACACTAATCCTGAATTAAGAACAACGACTATAGCTACATGGCTTCAATGGTTCCCAGAAAACCAATGGGGCAAGTTTAGATGGTCTCCACCTTTTACGCACCATATCAAACGAGGCGATGTAGACCTTGAAGTCATCTTTCTTCCTTTAGATACCCCAGAGGATGTAAAAAAGCTTTTGTCGCTTGAATTAACCGGAGTATGGATTAATGAAGCAAGAGAGGTTCCAAAAGCAATTGTAGATGGTGCAACTTCGAGAGTAGGACGTTACCCTTCAAACAAAGATGGCTGCGGACCTACATGGCATGGTGTTATTATGGACACCAACGCGCCTGAAACAGAACACTGGTGGCCTATTATGTCTGGTGAAACTCCTCTACCTGACCATATTGGGCGTGAGCAAGCCCTAATGTTGGTCAAGCCGGACAACTGGGACTTCTTTACCCAACCTTCTGGCATGGTCGAGATAAAGAACGAAGCAAACGAGCTGACAGGGTATGAAATGAACCCTGAGTGTGAAAATTTTTCTCATTTGGTGCCGACATACTACGAGAATATGATTCGGGGCAAAACAAGAAGTTGGATTGATGTCTATGTCCTCAACAGGCTCGGTACGATTGAAGAAGGCAAGCCGGTGTATGCAGGCTTCTCAGAGAAAACTCACATTGCCAGGGAGCCCCTTGCACCCGCAGAGGGGATTCCAATCACAGTGGGGATTGATTTTGGCCTCACGCCATCTGCCGTCTTTTGCCAGAGGCTTCCATCGGGTCGGTGGCTCATACTCCGTGAACTGGTGGCGGTTGATATGGGTACGATACGATTTGCTGAAGAACTCCGTACGCTTTTAAGGAGATACTTTGATGACTTCGAGTACCAAATTTACGGCGATCCGGCTGGAGACTTTAGGGCGCAAACCGATGAGTCTACACCTTTTGATATACTTAGAGGCGCTAACATTACGGCGTATCCTGGCCCAACAAATGATCCAGTAATTAGAGTGGAGAGCGTCAATGCTCTTCTAGCTCGTATGGTAGACGGCGAAGCTGGGTTCATGCTTGATTCAGAAGCTTGCCCCACGTTGAAGACAGGTTTTCTTGGTGGCTATCACTACCGAAGAATACAAGTAAGCGGCGAAAGGTTCGACAATAGACCCAACAAAAACAAGTTTTCTCATGTTCACGATGCTTTACAATACGCTGTAACTGGCGCTGGTGAAGGGCGTGCTTTGATATCAGGGGGCAGAAGTTTTAAGTCTTTTGTTGCAAAGCGCAGCTTTAACGTATTTGACAGAATG